TTCAACAATATCCTCAGCAATACCCAACCGATCTGCATCAATAAATCCTAAAGCGATAGTAGCCCTGGATTCAGATAACACAGTGGCATCAACCTCACCGATACCGACAATGATAACAGCCGTGTCATACTGTGATTGAGTAATCCCTGTGACAAGATGCCATTCTTCAGTTGCTAAAATTGCATGACCAGCCTCAATAACATCATCCTCACCTGCTAATACCTCATCAACAGCTAAAACACCAGCTATAATCACATCACCGATGCGTACAACATGATCTTCAGTTGCTAAAATTGCATCACCAAGCAAAATTTCCTCCTCTACGGTGACTAATACATCTGGAATCTCTTCAACATGTTCAACCAATACCTGATCGAGAGCAATGGCATTCCGTGCTGTAATTTTCAATGGATCACCAATATTAACAACATCAGCAATACCAGCAATCACTTCATCAACAGCGAAAATTTCAGCATGCAACACTTGGTTAAGCTCAATGACATTGGCTTCAGTTGCTGCTATTACCGTCACCCCAACTTCAATAAGATCATTAGGGCCAACTGTTACAACATCTTTGGCTAAAATTTCAGCAACCAACACATCATTAAGGTTAATAACGTCATCCTGACCAGCTAGCACCTCTTCAATAGCTGTAACACCAACTGTCAACACTTGGTTCAGATAAATAACATCATCCTGACCAGCTAGCACCTCCCACCAACTGTCAACACTTGGTTCAGATAAATAACATCATCCTGACCAGCTAGCACCTCCTGAACAGCCGTGACACCAGCTACTAATACGTCACCTGGAGAAATGAAACTACTTTCAACACTGCCCACAGAGGACATGGAAACATTAGAAGTGTCAGCATTCACAACACTCGCACTAAAAACACATGCACACGCCAAAGCACCAAATAATACATTTTTCTTTTTCATCTTGCATTCTTTCCTTTATTAAATTAATATGAGTGTGCCTGGGTTAAAATCTTTCCTTTTTATCTTGGGTTTATATAGATTTGTCTAGGATGGTTTATTTCTTTTTCTATTTTAGATAATGTGTTACAGTTCACGTCTAAGAAAATCCTAGACGTGAACTGTACTTAATTGGTCAATGTTGTAACCATAGCACAGTGTGTATTGCAAATCAACAACATTCCCCCCCCCACATTAAATGCAATATTATCGCCTAAAGATTATATTCATGGATAGCATCATTACCATTTCCAACCATGAAAATCTTAGTGCCATTATCATTGAACGCTATTCCACGTGGAGAGCCATCTTCTGAAGCAACAGATTTAGTAACTTGGACCGTTGATAAAGTGGATATATCAAATGCAGTACCCAGATCATATTCAAAAATAGAATCAGTTTGATTACCAACCATAAATATCTTGTCTCCAATATCATTGAAAACAACATCAGTAGGAGTTCCATCTTCAGAGCCTACAGATTTCGTTACCTGAACAACTGACAATGTAGATAAATCAAATGCTGTTGATAAATTGTATTCGTAAATAGAATTATTCTCTTGTCCAACCATGAATATCTTAGTACCATCATTATTGAAAGTAATGTCATTAGGACTATCATCTTCTGAAAGAATAGATTTCGTTACCTGAACTGTTGACAATGTAGATATATCGAATGCTGTTGATAAATTGTATTCGTAAATAGATGCATTACTACTTCCAACCATAAATATTTTGGTACCGTCGTCATTAAACGCTATTCCTCTTGGAAAAGAATCTTCTGAAGCAACAGATTTAGTTGCCTGAACTACTGATAATGTCGATAAGTCATATGCTGTAGTCAGATTATATTCAAATATAGAATCATTTTGACTACCACACATATAAACCTTGGTCCCATCATTATTAAAAATAACATCCCTGGGGTTAGCATCTTCTGTTGCTACCGATTTAGTTACCTGAACCGCAGATAAATTGTTTAAATCGTATCCAATAATAGGAGGTGCTTCTGATATGGATACATTGATCAGGCCTTTAGAACCCAATTCGTCAATCAATTCATTAATTACAGAAACCGTCGTACCTATTGTTGCACTGGAGGCTAAATCTGTAAGCGTGACTTTTACAGATGGTGTACCACCAAAAAAAGCTACTTTTTCACCATTTTGACCGAGACAAATACCATCGGGATTTCCATCTCCTATGAAATTAATAGCCATTTATTTCCACACAGAAAAAGTGTGCCTTTGTAAAAATCAGTTAAATATTAAAGCGGAAACTAAAAACGTAGTGATAGGTAAAGAATTATTCATTTGATGTTCTACGTTTTTAGCTTTTGCCATTAAAACTCGATACTCTTCAAATTCACTTTCATATTTATCATAATCTTCATATTTATAATAATCCATTAAACTCATCATACCGCTATAGGTTTCTAAGTCATGTCCACGAGTGTAATAACTTTTTCGTTCATCTATCAAGTTCAAAATATCACCGATTGATTTTTTAGCATCGGATAGCAATTTTACATAATGAAAATGTTTCGCTGTAATAAAACAACTGTAAATTACACTAACGATAGTGATTACCACCATCGCTTCTCTTAGATTATTTTCCAATATGCAAGCTCCAACTCAATTAACAAATCATCGGTCCAAGAAGAGTCAAAATCTTTAAATTGTTGAGCTGTTATATTCCCAGCTTTATTCGTCATTACGAGTTCTTGAATCACTATAGGTGCATTTTTGGACTCGTTAAGGAATGATTTTTTATAAAAACCAGGAAATGGAGGAGGAGGGTCTAGCTCATGTGTCATACAAGTACCACTTGTTTATAAATATCTTTAATATCCATTGAAAAATTACCTATTAAATCAAGCGGGTTCGTATCACCATGACTATAAAAACCCCTGTTGAACATTCTAAAAATTAGTGATACGATATTTTCAATTATAAAAACTCGGAAAATAAGGATATGAAAATGTTAACATTTAATACTCTTGAATATGTTGAAACACTTACAGCTTCTGGTGTTTCACTAGAACAAGCTAAAGCTCAAGCTCAAGCGTTGTCAAAAGTTTCATGGTCTCCAGATGTCGCCACTAAAACTGACATATCGGACCTAAAAACTGAGCTTAAAACTGACATATCGGACCTAAAAACTGAGCTTAAAACTGACATATCGGATCTGAAAGTTGATATGTCAAATCTGAAAACTGAGCTTAAAGGTGACATATCGGATCTGAAAGTTGATATGTTAGAACTAAAAACTGAACTTAAAAGTGACATATCAGATCTGAAATTCGATCTCATCAAATGGATGATCGGCATGGGTTTTTCTATCGTCGGTGTAATATTTGTTCTTCTTCGTTTTATGCTTCCATCATAACGCAATTTTCATAATTTGAAAATCTGTACCATCATAAATAATTTGGTACATTTTATCGGCTTCAATATTTCCGGCACTCAAAGCAGCTCCTGAATTTTTAACATCCTTACCTCCGACACTATTTATATCAATAGTTACGGGTCCAGTGTTAGGGGATGCACTAGCAATGAACACGGCTCTCATCCCTGAAACATAAGCTGTTATAGCTGGTGTCATGGTTAATGTTAAATCATCAGCCGTCCCGGTAGCTGTTCCTGTCCAAACCATTGATTCTGATTGGACTTGTCCAAGATTTACAGAGTCTGCTGCATTTGAGCCAATAACTAAATTGATGAGTTTATTAGTACCCATCAATATATCACCAGTAACAACAGTCTGACCATCCCTAGATATGCTTTGTGTTAACATATCTATAATATCATTGATTAAAAGATTCATCTTTGATTCTGAAATTATAGTAGATGCGACAAAATCAGGTACTGCCTTAACCGCCGTTCCAGATCCGTTTCTTGACATTTTTAATATCCTTGTAAATTTTCAAAGTCACCACTTGTTGCCTGTACAAGTAAAGCTTTCTTAATCGCTTCCTTTTGTGGTCCAACAGGCATAATATTCATTTGATTTGTTAAATACGCTCTACCGGCTTTTGAATTCATCATTTTTTGAATCACGGGAGGTAAAGCAAAACCACTTAAAAGCACAGGGTTTGCCAATCCAATCCCTGTTCCTGCTCCAAAAGTAAGCAAATTATTCATTAGGGTTCGTTGTGCTGTGCCAGAATCAGGAATATTTTCTTTTAATGCACCAATAATCCTAGATATTTCATTCAATTCGCCCCTACCTCTTGAATATCCAGACCTATCAAAACTTTTGACAGCATTTTTCAATCCACTAGCAGTTAATACTCCACTAGCTCCACTTTCAGAAGTCCCTTGCTGCATTGCTTTATCAATAATTAAAAGATTCCGATAGCGATTACGAACATCTTTCCAACTAGCTGCTATTTCAGGTCTATTTGCTGTTGATCGTGTCATTATATCATCAAAAGAATTTTTTAATTCTAATAATGCATTTTTTGTATCTGAATCAGTTTCACCACGAATAGCTTCACGCAGATCTGTTGCGATTCTTTTATATGTCGCTCCATCAATCTGGACTTTTTTGGTTGCGGAAGCTGCATTACCTGTAAGCATTTGTTGTAATGACCTAGCAGGTTGACCACGTTCAACATGTTTTGCCATTTCCATTAGATCGTCAAAACGTGATTGGAATTTTGGTTTTTTATCAGAGCCAAGCCTTCGTCCATATACATTCGCCACATTTTCAATTTCATCAAAGAACGTAGGATCAACGTTTAAAGTAGTACGGTCAGCTAATCTATTGAACTCTTCACCTAAATCGTCAAATCCTTTATCTAAAACAGTAGGGCTAGCGTATTCAGAGTCTATTCCAGCTTTTTTTAGTACCATTTTATTCAATACTTTTGCTTGTTCATCATAAATTGCTAGTTGGGGTTTTGACGAAAAAGGCAATTGAGCAAGTTGACTTTCTACTTTTTTCAACATTTTGCTACCAGTTTCTTGTCCTGGTGTAACAGGGACACCTTGAGATTTTGCCGATGCGATTAATCTTGCTTGTTCTGGCGTTAATTGCCTTTGTATTGGCGCTACTACGGATTTTAAACCTCTTGCTCCCAAAGGTGCAGCAACAGAAGCAGCCATTCCAAGCAAAGGATTATCTGTGGATTCAGTAACACCTCCACCGACCGCACCAAGGAGAGATTGCGACAATGGTTGTTCAGCCATTTTTCTACCAATACCTTGAACCATACCACCAGCTTTTCCTAACTTTGCCATGAGAGAGCCAGGAATCATAAAACTTGCAGCATCACCAACCCCTGTTCCTACACCATGGGCAAGTTTTTGAGCCATTGTCGAAGCTTCTGGTGGTTGAGGCAATAAACCAGTTAAAGCTTCATTGGCAAAAGGCTCTACAGGCAAGCCAGCAGCTTTACCCGCTGAGAAAGGAAGATCAATAAGACTACCAAGAGAGCCTAAAATAGCTTGATTAAAACCACTTGCTAATTGTCCACCTATTTGCAACCCATCTTGTCCAAAAGATTGCTGTTGTGGTATTTCAGGCTCTTGAACTGGCTGTTGCATAGGAGTCAAAAAATTAGGCATTTGTTGCTGAATCGGCGCGCTAGATTCTTTCGGTTCAAAAAGTTTAAATTCATCATATTCATTTGTTGGTATTCTGGATTCTTTCGGTTCAAAAAGTTTAAATTCATCATATTCATTAGCCATTTATCGAACCCTTTTTTGACCATAATGATCAATAAATACAGTTCCAGGTGATAGCTCACGTGCTTGTTGTGCGCTTTGCACTTGGATCGGCACACCGTCAGTAGATGACAAATTAGGTTGAATACCACCAGCTTTACGAGCAGTATCAAGTGCGCGATTATAAATATCAATAACTTCTTGTCCTGCTCTACGATAGCTTTCTTCGCTTTGACCCGTGTTCATTAACCTAGATATGGCTACAGTCGCTTTTTTACCTTCTACCTCACTTATCGCACCACCACCTTTGAGGCTTTCAAAAGCCTGCAAAAATTGCTGACCACCAAGCTGCTCTAATCTTGCATTAAAATCAGCCTCATCGGTTGCCGGAATTGTTTTATCAAATATTTTATAAGCTAAACTAGAAAGCGTAGCACTTGGCATCCCAACGATTCCAGGTAAACCAGGATGCGACATAAGAGATTCAACATTTGAAATTGCACCTTGTGCCTTTTGTTCTAATCTTGGAAATGCTTTTTTCGCTTCGGCTTGAGCTTGAGCAGCCTCTAAATCAATAGTAGTTTGAGCTTTTTGCATTGGAGTTTGTGGGACCGCTTTTCTTTCACCTGTAGAAGACATCATCATTTCAGGTTGGCTGGGATCAAGCCCCCACATCGGCCTACCAGCAGTTTGTTGTTCTAGTTTTTGCTTCTGCACGTCTTGGGGGAAAGCAATGTCAACACCGGGGCGTAATCGCTGTGGAGGGAATGTTTTTTCTTGCTGTTGAAATCTATATAAGTCTTTGGCTGATTCTAATTCTTTGGCTTTAATACCAGCCTTGCGGGTTTCCGACATTTGCCGCATTAAAAGATTTTGTAGCCGATTCTTTGCATATGGATTATCTGACATCCCTTTCAATGCCGCCATATCACCACTTTCAGCACTTTTAATAAAAGCATCTTGTGCAGATTGCTGTTGCCTTGCATCTTTACTCATCAAATAAGCACCTAGACCAGACTGAAGAAAATTTGCTACCTGTCCACCAGTACCACCCCTATAAGGTTGATTAGCCTGTTGTTTCAATAATATTTCTGAAAGCCGTCGATTCGGTGATTTATATTGCCGCTGTATTGGAGACATGCCGAAATTATATCCATTTGCCATTTTTAAAAATCCCTACCCATAAACCAGTGGTCCGATTATTTATATCCATACTAACCAACAAGTTAACCACCCATCGCCCACCCGCCAATTTTTCCTCCTAATGCTGCACCACCTGGACCACCAAGGAAAGAACCACCTAAAAATCCCAGTGTTGAGCCTAAACCCGGACCTTGATTAGCCATTTGCGCCTGATAAGCGTTCATATTTGCTTGATTTTGCATCTGAGCATTTGACACGGCTAAACCAGCATAATCAGGCGCATTGACTTGAGGTGCGTTAATTGTCCCAAATTGTGGCATTGTCGGTGCTGAACCAGTCATGAATGTAGAAAGTTCTTGTAGTGTTTGGTTTCTTGGCAATAATAATTCTTGTAGACTTTGCTGCCTCATACCAAGCTGTTGAGCTAAATCAGCACGTCTTTGATTTTCCATCTGAAGGTTAGATGATAATTGTTGAGCTAAATCAGCACGTCTTTGATTTTCCATCTGAAGGTTTTCTTCAAACTCTTGTTTTCTCATACCCAATCTTTGGGCTAAATCAGCACGAGATTGACCTCCAGCTTGCAATTTTTCTTGAAATTCTTGTTCTCGCATGCCTAATTGTTGAGCTAAATTTGCACGTAATTGACCTTCAGTTTGTAGTTTCTCTTGAAACCCTTGCTCTCTCATGCCTAACATCTGAGCTAAATTTGCACGTAATTGACCTTCAGTTTGTAGTTTCTCTTGAAATCCTTGTTCTCGCATGCCTAATTGTTGAGCTAAATCAGCACGCATTTCACCACCTGCAAATTGATTAGTAGCTAATCTGAAATCATTTTCTCGACGGTTGATTTCATCCATTGCTGATTCCCACCCCGTGGCCCCGTATGTAAATCCTTGATTAGCCAATCGAGTTTCAAGAGCAGCTCTATCAGAAGTTTGCTGAGGTCGGAATCTTTCCATTGTTGAATCAATAATACTTTGCCTTGTGGCTTGATCAGCAATCGGCATAGCTCCCATGCTAAAATCTTGCCTACTAGCTTGATCAGCAATCGGCATAGCCCCCATGCTAAAATCTTGTCTACTAGCTTGGTCGGTAATCGGCATTGCCCCCATACTGTAATTCCGTGTCGCCGCTGTAGGCATAGCTCTCATACCTAATTTTTGTCCAGGTTGATAACGATCAATAATTGCCTGGATTGATTCTTGACTTCCCGCTTGACCAGTCTTAGGCATAGGGCCAAGACTAGACATGTCAATAGGACTAGAATACATTTTTTCTGTCTTGCCCATTAACTGACCAGCAAGATTTCCATATTGACCTTTTAAAGATCGTTGTTGATCCAATAAACCTTGTTCTATTGGATTGAGTTCTTGGACCATCCTTGTACGTTGTATACCTTCAGTAGAAAATGCATCTGGTCCTGAAATATTCTCATATCTTAAGGTTCCATATGGTGTCTGTTGAGATGTAGACTCTTGTAATTGTTTATTATATAAAGCAGCCTTTTTTCCAAATTCATACTGAGATTCAGCTGTTTCCCAAGGATCAATTTTTATAGGCGCAGGAGGTGCTGGGGAAGATTTACCCATAATTTAAAAATTTCCTTTGATAATCAGGTTTTAACATACCTAATATTACTGCATGTTTATCTTTGCCGTAATTATGATTTAAAATAGCTTCTTGGACAAACCCTATGTGTTTCATGGTTTTCAAAGCTTTAATATTATCAACACTTATACTTAATAAAATCTTGAAGCAATCTAATTGATCATATGGGTATTGTAATAGTTTCCATATGATCTCTTTTTTTGCCCACATTGGACTAATAGCAGCCATACTCATTTGGATAATGCGAGCTTCAGGTTGATAATCATGATAAACCACACCTGCAATTAATTTAGAACCGCTTGAAACTCCGATAGCTACACAACACTCAAGCCTATGAAGACTATCAACTCTATCAATAACCCATTTTGTCACAAGTTTATCATGTCCATATAACAATTCACTCACAACTGACCGCCTTTAATGAAAGTAAGATTTGTTGATATCCATGATGTGTTACTACTAGTACTGCTAATTCTAACTCGAACGCTACCTGATCGCCCACGACCACGGACACCACGCCAACCTCTAAATATTATCCCTTCGGTTCCCCATACGCCAACACTCCATAAACTGCTACCCCATACGGCAGAATTTGGAGAGCTTGCTTGTGGAGAGGCAGTCGGCAACCGAATATTAAAATCAGTGTTAAAATCAACTGCTGCATTCGGATTCCCTGTACTTTCAAATATGGGTTCTACCAATTTGAAAGCTTTTCTAACATTGACACTTTTAAAATATGAAAATGCCTGAATCGCATCGACTGCCACATTTGCGCCGTTATCTGATAAACCATCATCTGCTTTATACGTTTTTCCATCAAGTCCACCAAAAAACAGATTATCGTTAAGTAGTCCCCAACATAACGCATTCATCCCAGTGTATCGACAGGGTGCGCCTGTAATCGTATTAAATACGTATTGATGGTATATATTGTCCTGCTGTGGCACGTTAAATAATAACTGAGTGCCTTTAGGATAGACAATGGGTTGCCACCCAAAAACATTTTTGGAATCCCGTACAGAATCATTAACTGCTTTTGCTATCTGGTCCGACAATGCCACCAACCTAGATTGACTTCTATCAGTTGATAAAATAGCCGATAAAGGTACAAATCCGTCTTGGGTAATAATCACAACATCAACACCAGCTTTAACTAGGCATCTCCTACCTATGGGCTTTCCAATACGAAACACACCAATTAATTGCCAAGTTGATGCAGAAGCAGGATCAAATCCGTTGTATACTATTGCTTCACCTTCGCTTGTGATAAAAACAGCCACATCATCCATGCCTTCACCAGAATCCCGTGTCCAAGTACCCATAGCCATGATAAAACCACCAAGACGGGAAATTCCTCCCAATGGGAATTCTGTAGCTGCACCACCAATGCTATTAACCGGAAGATACCATGCAGATAATGAACCTACTTCGCCACACCATAAACGCCGTTGATGAATATTATTCCATACAAGATTGGTAACAGTAGGACCAGTTATAGCAGGTGTAGTTCCCCACGTTGAACCATTATAAACAACTGGAGTATCCTCCCCGTTCATCAATGAAATGAATTGTCCCGCTGCTGTACTGATTTGGACATATTGCCAACGATTGTTTGAATGAAGACCAGGAGATCCCATATTATACTCAAAAATGGAATCGTTTTCTCCACCAAGCATAAATATTTTAGTACCGTCGTTATTGAAAACTATTCCTGTTGGATCAGTATCTTCTGAATATACTGATTTTGTAACTTGAACCGCTGATAATGTTGACAAATCGTACGCTGTACTCAGATCGTATTCGTAAATTGAACTGTTAGTAGTGCCAATCATGAAAATTTTGGTACCATCGTCATTGAAAATTATCTCAGTTGGTCCCGTATCTTCCGAAGCTATGGATTTCGTTACCTGAACAACTGACAATGTAGATAAATCAAATGCTGTTGATAAATTGTATTCGTAAATAGAATCATTCTGACTACCAACCATGAATATCTTGGTACCATCATCGTTGAATGCTATTCCTTCCGGATTACCATCTTCTGATTCTATGGATTTTGTTTCTTGAACTGCCGATAATGTCGATAGATCATATGCTGTAGATACATCATATTCATTAATTGCTGCTTCAGTTGTGTCTAGATTGTATTCATTAATTGAATCATTCTGAGCACCAATCATGAATATCTTGGTTCCATCGTTGTTGAATGCTATTCCATTTGGGAAACCATCTTCCGAATTTACCGATTTTGTCACCTGAACCGCTGATAATGTTGATAAATCATATGCTGTACTCAAATTATATTCATTAATATTATCACTTCCTTGCCCAACCATAAAAATCTTGGTTCCATCGTTGTTGAATGCTATTCCTGTTGGTTGTGTATCTTCTGAAGTAACAGATTTCGTTACCTGAACTGCTGATAACGTTGATAAATCGTATGCAGTACTCAAATTATATTCAAAAATAGAATCAGTTTGATTACCAACCATAAAAATCTTGGTTCCATCGTTGTTGAATGCTATTCCTGTTGGTTGTGTATCTTCTGAAGTAACAGATTTCGTTACCTGAACTGCTGATAACGTTGATAAATCGTATGCAGTACTCAAATTATATTCATGGATGGAATCATTCTGGAAACCAACCATAAAAATCTTGGTTCCATCGTTATTGAAAGTAATGTCATATGGGAACGTATCTTCTGAAGCTACAGATTTAGTTACCTGCACCGCTGAGATACTGTTTAAATCAAATGCAGTACTCAAATTATATTCATGGATGGCGCCACTCACTTCTCCACACATGAATATCTTTGTACCATTATCGTTAAATGCTATTCCACTTGGAGTATTATCTTCTGAATTAACAGATTTAGTCACCTGAACCGCTGATAAACCGTTCAAATCATATGGAGTACCTAAACCATTAGCACCAACCAAAAACAATTTAGATCCATCATTATTAAAAATTATTCCACTTGGAGCAGTATCTTCAGAAGCGATGGATTTAGTCACCTGAACAGAAGATAATGTTGATAGATCGTATGCGGTACTCAGATTGTATTCATAGATAGAATCGTTCTGGCTACCAACCATAAATATCTTAGTACCGTCACCATTGAATATAATCCCTTCAGGAACCGTATCTTCTGCTGTGATAGATTTCGTCACCTGAACCGCTGAAAGATTTTCTAGATCGTATCCAAAAATAGCAGTGCCGCCAGAAACAGGAGAACCTACCGCACCAGCGCTGGTAACATCATAAATACCACCAGAATTTGCACCGAACAATTCACCAACCCCAGACAAAGTGACGTACTCAATCAAAGTTTCAACATTGCCAATCATCCCAGTCGCATGTTCGGTGTATCCACGACGCATGATCACACGGTCAGTAGAAGGGAACCAATTGTCCAATTTTACAGCATTTTCAATCGGCATGTCAGATAATGCGTTGCGAGTATCCCACCCACCAGTTGGCGATTGGATAGCAACAGATGAATTTGTTCTTCGACTTCCAATCGTTCGCATTGTCGATATCCTTATTTTAATAACGGTATTTTGGTAATTTAATTATGTTCTACTTACTAAAACACTTTCCCATTGTCTATGGCGTTCAGAAATTAAAATCACATGTACTATATTTGCAACTTCATCAATATCATATACAACAATATAATTATCAAATGTGAAAAAATTAACACCATTGAAAATTGTACCAGTGTTAGGAAAAGAACTTAAAATATTAACTGTTCTTTCTTTTAAAGAAATAGCAAACTTTATGGCATTTTCTGGACTGTTTTGAAAGATATATTCAATGATTTCATCAAAATCATCATCTGCTGACTTTGTAAACCGAACTTTATATTTCATTCAGAACATCTTTTCAATCATAGCTATTTTTTTATCAAAATAATCTGCATCAGCAAGAAATGTCTCACCAGTAGCTATTTGTTTTCGTCCTAATTCCAAACGCTCAAGAAAAATTTTTTTATCCATTATAGTTAACTTTTTCAAATTATCATCAAATTTACTCACTTCATCTGTATATGAAATCTGTTTCTCTGAAATATGACCTAATAAAAATCCCAACTTAGATTCTTCTATAGTTTCCAACCTCTTTGCAATCTTGGAAGAAAATTCTCGGTCCACTCTCATGATATAAGACTCCACATTAAAATAATCTGTCGTACTTAATTACTTCTAAAAATCACCACCATATGAAGCACGAGAGGCTTTTGGTGCGCCATCAAAATGTCTTGTATTTTGAGAAAACAAATCCCCTGTGACAGCAATGTTATCAGTCGATGCATCATTATCAATCAACCTAGTAATCATTTCTTTTGCTTCAAAAGCTGACGCACTAGTCGGTTCACCCTCTAAGCTCAACCATTCATATTTCACAACAGATATGATCAACTCTGAATCCAAACGGGGTGTATCATCATCTGAAGACATAGCAGACAAGCCATTCCCTGTTAAATCTTCACACCAAAATTTGCTGATATACTCAAAGGCCAAAGATGCGCCTGAATCAAAAATTGGCTGTGTTAAAACGGAACCACCTCGAAATATAAATTTCTTATTTTGACTAGAAAAAGTTTGAACTTTTAACCCGTTCCATTCTACTGCGGATACCGGACCACTCAATAAATTATTACTAGATCTGTCCCAAAAAGTTTCTGGAACAAACCGATCAAAATCGTTAGGCATGTCAATAAAAGGTATTAGAATTTCAGAACCATTCGCTGAAAAAGCATGTTCAACCCTTAAAATATTCCAATTATAAATCCTCATTAACCGTGTTCCAACTTTGTTTACGAGTCTCAATATCTTTTGTGCTTCTGGATCGGAATTCTGAACAATGTTTTCGAATCTCGGCCCATTTGTTTCATCTGCAACAGCTACTGCTATCTCCAATAACGTTGCCATTTTAAATTACCTTAACATATATCGTTGTTGAATGATCACCTGTACAATTACTACAAGCGATTGGGCTATCAAACCAACCTTTCGGAATCCATCCATCTTTAAAATCCATCATCTCAACAACACCTTTTGGGCCATTTCGATAGCCCGTTGTCGGACCATCAGAGGCCATAAACCCTTTAGCAACACGATTTCTCATAGGAAGTGGTGGAGGAGCTATAGATTTTACCATTCGTTTGCCTTTCAAAATATTCGTGCATAGATCTGGTGACGTGAGTTACTTCAAAAAATCTATGCTCAATTAAACTAGATAAAAACCCGCTACCTTTTATCAAAATCCCCTTCGGTAATCCACGTGAAAGCTCTGCAAGAAATTCAGCCTGCATAATAAATTGTGAACACGTAATATATTCTACACCACCACATCTAACCCATATTTTAGATAGCGAATCATTTTTATAAATATGAGTATCAGCAACGCCAAAACAGGACTGACAACCATAAAAAGTAACATGTTTATAACCACTTTCAGCTGCAACCATCGGAGCAGTTGCAGTTGCTGTTGTACTATATTTAACGTCATTTACACCAAGCCAAACGATTTCGTTAACTTTATCACCAAGATAATCAAAAATATCTTGGTGAACCGTATCAGCTAAAATAGCTTTATGTACATTTTTAACCAACGGTACTAATAAATGAGAAGGATCAATAGCATAAAAAATAGCATTGATTCCAACCGATCTACACCAATCATATGCCCCGTTAATAGCCCATATTTCACCATCAAAACATTTCAATTCGTCAATAAAATTTCCGATATCTGGGCTACCACCAACTACTGCAAGGTGGGGTTCTACCATACGTTTTCCAACTTTCTGAATACCTCTACATCTATTTACTTTTTTATTTTCACAAATTTGTTCATCTGATACGTTGTTTAAAGCTTTAAATGTTATTTGATTATTCACCAAAAACTAACCGCCAATCAGACCTTTTGAAGTCAATTCATCAATTAATTCGTTAACAACAGAAACCGTCGTACCCAGTGTGGCAGCAGATGCCAAATTTGTAAGCGTGACTTTTACAGATGGCGTACCACCAAAAAAAGCAACTTTCTCACCAGTCTGACCAAGACAAGTTCCATCAGGATTCCCATCACCTATAAATTCAACAGCCATCTTGTATTTTCCCTTTTAATATTAATAATTAAGCAGTGCCAGATAATCTCACAGCTTGCCGTTGATCAATAGTCTTAACGCCATATAAAATATCAAGTCTCCACTTGGAAACATCATTAGTCCCATCATAGACGGGAATCACACGAACGTTACATCCCTTATACGATTGTCGTGAGACATCAACAGCACCAGGAGGAGCAACCAAAGGTACCATAACTAGGGCAAAAGCATTCTTGCAAAATATCATATTTTGAGCATAACCAGTAGATGCCGTTCCTTTTACAACAATTGCTTTCCCATCTGCAATATCTTCCGAAACAGTTTGATGAGCACCCGAAGATATCGCTGCTGGAGTCATGGTAAGAGTCATGTCACCAGTCGTATCACTAATGGTTGTTACAACAGCAAACTGCTTCAAATGCGGCAATGTGGCTTTGGTAACAGGATTGACATCATACACGTCGGCGATAGTGAACGTATCGCCAGCATTCAATGTAACAGCCCCAGAAGTCCAGCCATCTGTTATGAGAGTCTGCGTATTTGTATCCTTAGTGGCAGCATAAGTTGTAGCCTGAGATGATCCATTGGTTAACGGTGTACCAGCATGAGCACCTACAACATGTGTTGGAACATTTTGTGTCATGAAGGTATCAACCCCGCCGATCATACCCAAAGCACCCTTCTTGTAAGCTTCTCCAACAAGCTTATCATTTAAAAGAGTCGTTTGTGCTCCAACTAAGCCCCAATGATCTGAAGGGGACAATGTTGCACATCGGTTGTCTTGCGGAACAGCTGCCAAGTCAAGAGCTTCTGGACCTTTTGCAAAATCGGTATTACTGTTAATCGTCTGCCCTGGTGTACCTACCCATTTTGCAATATCTTTATACAAACTTTGCAAATCACTATCGACTTGATTTGCAAGTTGAATCATAGCAGGTTTAATAACACGTGTAGATAATTCTTTAATATTTAATGTCAGTTCTTGCGATGTGAACTCAAAATCAATTCCTTTTCGTTTATCGACACTCAATAAAAATTTTCCTTCAGTCGTGGCCTGAACATTCATGACGGCACCATCACGAACAATAAAATCCATTGGACGTTTCACCGATATGGAATTGCCACGCTCATACCCATTGATACTTTTATTGAACTCTTCTTCATAGCCTCGAAAAACTTGCTTCCCCATTACCAAATGATTATCAAGTTGTAGAATTGCTTCTTTTGCTATCACACTAGCGGTTAAAGTGGTATTTGCCATTGAATGAAATCCTTATTTTTTTAAATTGCGCCACTTGGCATATTCAGCCATTGACATTTTATTCAAATCTTTTGTTCCAGATCCAGAATTACCTTTGATTTTTGAAGCCTTTATCGGTGTTTTAACTTGTTTTATCTTTTGTCCACCCTTTACCCTAGTTTGCATGTCATCGTAAAGCATAGCTTTATAAGCCATGTCTGCTACTAAGGGACTCAACGGCCAATTTTCAGCATCTGATTTATTCATACCCTGTGAAATAACATATTTAACCAATAAAGGGGCTTTCTCAGTGGAAAAATCTTTATATTTTCGATCAAGAATAGCCACTCCTTCATTCCGAAGGCGTTTATCTTCTTCTTCTTTCGCAACAAATAATTGTTGTTCCTGCTCACCAACTTGAACAACAATTGATTGAAATTCTGCTTGTTTTCTACCTATCGTATCTGAAACTTGTCTGGCTTGGTCAGGGTTAGATTGCCATAATGAATTCAAATCTACTTGAGAAAGTTGGTTAATCTCATCTTTTAATCTTAAACCAAGAGAATAAGTATTTAATGCCGTATCATTAAGATTTGAAAAACTTTGTAAAGTTTTTTCTCTCAACCCCAATGAAGTTTTAATATTTTTAATTTGTTTTTCACTTTCAAAACTGCTATTATTAACATTATCAGAAAATTCTTGAATCTTATTTGCAACATCTTCTGTGATAGAATCAAAAGGAATCGATATTTTATTATCACCGAAAATTAGTTCTCGCATTTTAGATGCTTCTTCAACTGTTGAATCTTCTTCAACTGTTGAATCTTCTTCAACTGTTGAATCTTCTTCAACTGTTGAATCTTCTTCAACTTCTGTATCATCATTAGCAAGATGATTATCTATAACTTCTTGATCAACTTCAATCTCAACAGGTCCATCAACTTCTGATAATTCAGACATTTTAATCCTTTGTTTATCTATATTTTAATAAAGCATTAATGTTAATATCGCTTCTTCGTCATCACGCAAATTAATAGTCAAACACCATTGAAAAAGAATAGTCAAAATATATTCACTGTCCGGTTTTGGCGTTGAGACTTCGATCACTACATCCCTACTATCAATTAACTTCTTTATTTCAGCAGGTGTGCGTCTGCTTTTAGATAAAATTTTGACAGTTTTCTTAACTTGCTCAACATTTCGTATTGTTTTTTTCGTTATTTTACGTATTTCTTTAATAGTTGAAATATCTTTAATGCTATGTTCTACTTTCTCATACAACCATTCCGGCGGTCTTATATTTATTAGATCATTAGATTTCTTTCTACTTTTAAAAAAAATCAGAAATCCTGGACCCATTGGCTCATCAAGAGAAATAAAATTACCCACTACGGATAATGCCTATATCCCAAGACTCGGATAGTAAATTCCGTTAATCCGGTCAAATCATCAGATACCGTTGATTGTAATTTATCCAAAGTTCCCCTACCAATACGAAGACCACCAGGAATCAGTTCGTGTATGGGGACTACAACAGTCTGAGCATCATCATTACCCGTCCATTTGGTTAATTCAAAACTGGTAGCACCATCACCATACGGGTGTCCAAAAATCGACTGAGCGATCATTTGACCACCTGTTTTTGCAGAGTCAAATATTTTTGATTCTTCCCCATTTTCAATAATAGAAAGATTATAACCATTTGGCAGCGGAGAAACATTTCCAAAATTATTATGAAAAACTAAATTGTCTGCTATAATTACCACAATAGCCATAATATACAAATCATAATCATTATGGGAAGAAATGTAGAAATTCTTAACATCAATTGAACCATTCACATTTTGATTAGTATCACCTAATCCGGCACCATTTGACCCCAACAATTTATTATAGTAACGATGGCGACTTGTCGTTCCAACAGGAGGCACTGGGCCTATGATTCTAGAAACACAAAGGGCATTTTGTGGCGTTACGCATGCTTTATAATCAGAACCAGAACCATCTTGAATAACAGAATTTACCATTGTTCATAACCTCAACTATTTACTCAAAATGAAATCCTATTGTTGCCTCAATTGCTAAACCACCTGTTAAAGCTTGAAGTGTAAACACTGTGTTTTGTGTTAATCTTATACCACCAGGAATTCTTTCAATACTATCAACATTAGCGAGCACATGGACACGATCCAAATGATCACCAATATCTAAACCTGTAATATCAGGATCTTCATAAAAAATACCAAGTGCTGCATTCCCCGACGATAAATTTAAATTAACAGGAATTAAAGCAGTAGGTGAACCTCCAGGTTCTCCTACCTGATTAACAAAAAAATCAATTTTTTCATTGCTAGCACAATAAACACGATACCAATCAATTACCAAGGTCGTATCAGTTGAAGTATTCTTCATGTAGAAAAAAATATTATTTGCAGCTGCGGGAGTGACATCTGCAAAAACTGAATATGATAACCCATTTCGGTTAGAATAATAAATTCTTTCAGCCGTCCTAGCTGATACATCCAATCTTCCTTTATCGGAATCTTCAGTCACATTAGCTCGAAGTCCAGTACCACCACCATCTACAATCTCAAACGGCATTTAATTTATTCCTTTGATCAAAATATCAATAATGTTCAATTTATCTTATTCATAATGAATAAAACACTCGAATACAATACTCCAGACAATTGATCTCCGGTATATGAAATATTTAATGTATGTCCTGGTGGGATAATCAAAACCCCTTCGGTTTCCCAAACAGCTACTCGACCATTTGAATCAGGGTGACAACGTTCAATTTCCTTTGGTATACCATCCAAAGTAGACCCATTAATATTGATTAACGTTGAAGATATTTTCGCACTACCAGCTGTGGTATTAACTGAATTTGCTGTTGATCCACCAGAAACATAATTTTCCCCAAATGTAATCGAAAAATAATTATCCGAATTTGGTAAAGCAGAACCACCAGAACTGTCGAGGATTTCCATCCTTATCCTCATCGGCATCATGTCAAGATTATTAGAATCTGTATTCTCGATATGAATAATACTGACAGTTCCATCTATGGCTATTGCAGTACCAATAGCCTGGTAAGCATTAGACTTAGTATGAGCAACTAAATGTTGAAAACTTGTCGTTATAGCATCTACTTTTAACCGATTTGCACTATCAACAGCTGCTCTAAATCCTTTGCCTGTACCGTCTACTATAGACTCTGACATTATTCGACCTCATTATCAGAAATTTCAAATTCAGTTAACATCGCCATATGAGCATTAAGTTTTTTAAGTTGTATCAAAATATTTTTCAAAAACTCTTCAGATGATAAATCACTAACTGGTATAGGGTTAGACGCCGAAATCAAATCTGCGTCCCCATCATCTCCTATTGCCGTTTTATAAATCGGGTAATGAATATTATCAACTACATCAGTAGCAACATCCACTCCTCCTTCTGAAGGTCTTACTTTTATATTATCCGCCATCATACAACTCGTTGACAGACTCAACACCGATGATAGACCCATTTATATCTCTTACAACTCTTTTAGGAGCAGAAATCATTCTCATTGCCTCAACCATTGCCGAATCCATACTATCTTCTGAATTATTTTCACTAAGGGGAGAATCATCTTTTTTATTTATAATTACTTTAGCAAGCTCAACTTGTCTATCTCGTTCATTTTGATCAGCTTCAAAAGTCTGTTTATCAGATTCTATAGACCTATCATGAGCCTGTTTATCGGACTCTATAGACCTATCATATGCCCATTGTTCCTCTTGAGGCAACTTCGTTTTTGAGACAGATTCAGCCTGTTTAATCTGCAATTCAGCCTGTTTAATCTGCAATTCACCTTGCTTTATCTGCAATTCAGCCTGTTTAATTCCAGATTCAGATTGTATTTTTTGTATATCTACTTGTTTATCAGTTTTTAAATTTTCATTTTCTTGCTGAATTTTCTGAAACTCTTGAGCAAATTGTTGTTCCTTTTGATCCATCTCTTGTTTAAATTGTTGGAATTGTTGCTGAAGAGCTAAAGCTTCAGGATTATCAGATTCAGTGAATTCTTCTTTCTCAGATTCTTGAATTTCAGGAGGTAATAATTTATGCAAACGTTTTGAAACTTTATCTGCTCCGACAAAATCCATATGGTTTAGCAGAACATCACCTAGATAAGCCGCTGCGTCTGGAACTTGGCGCATTATCTCAATCAGAGTTTCACGTGTTTCTTCTCGCTGAGTACTAAAAGATGGGCCAGAAGACACCGTAACATCATACTTACCTACAGAAAGGTCGTATAATTTATCACTTCGTTGTGAATCTTTACTCTGAGATAACTTAACAATATTTTCTTTTTGATCTGCTCCTAAAATTCTAATGCTTTCACGTTCACTGTATATGTGTGGGATAATTTCAACAAGAATCTGACCACAATAACGAATCGCACGGGATAAATTGTCTATAAAATGATAATTTGAAACATCTCCTTGTCTTTCTCGTGCAAGGATAGCTTTCCCACTCGTTTCATTACTTCGAGCACCAATACTAGAATCAAAAATCCCAGTAATGCTCTTCATATCATCCGAGGCGTTTAGAGCCTCTTGAAGTGCTCCAGCTGGCACTCCAGCAAACATCTGTCTTTCAGGCCGTAAATTACCTTCATACTCAAGGTAGGCATGTGATCGTGTATTTGCTGAGGCCCATTTAGATTCATGCCCACTAGGTACAAAACCTTTTGGACCAACCCATGGGGCCTTAGGAGCCAACGCAACAAGCTCTGTAGTAGCACTACGCCAAAAATTATACATTTGTTGACTATCTTTTACATCACGGATAAGTGAACGAAAATTTCGTCGTCCGTCAATAAATATCTCATCACCCCAAACTGGACAAATTGGTATATTTTGCCCAGGCCAATCTTTTACCTCTTCCAATTCTTCAACACCATTGAGTAAATGTTTTGTAACTTTATAATATTCAACTTCACGCTCATTTACAATTTCAGCACCAACAGCAGCGATAAACGCTTTTACTACATCCGTATCATTTTTGTCAGTTTCCATTCCACCAGCTTGAAAAAACTGTCTAGACACTCTAGGTAAATCATCTTGAGTAATATTTTGAACTTGAACTTTACCTGTTTGCAAATCATGATATCTAAATTGTAATAATTTTCGACTTTTTCTTTCACGTTTAAAATATTCAGCCACTCGAATTTCATCATTGCTGGATATCCAATGATCACTTGAAACATCCCGGCTATCTGATTCAAACGGGGTTGTTGATGCATCTGGAAAACGGTACTCAAATTCTTCTTTACTTAGCATATCTGAAATAAAAGCATAATCCCAATCGGACGCATCAAATTCAGTAGATGTCGTGTCGTAATGAACAGTTAAAGCATTAGGGATACGCTTTATCCTAGCTTCCAAATCAAATGTTTCATTATGAGCATAATCAATATCAATTCGGAAAAACCCCATTCCGCCCGTGACCGCATTATCAATGGCTGTACTGTACGCAACTCCAGCAGAGGACTGTCGTTCAATAGATCTGATAAGGCCGCCAATCACTTCTGCCGTATCCTCATCAGCCCCATTATCTACGGGGGAAACTTTAATAGCTGGTTTATTTTGACGGGATTCGTTTACAATTGATCTAATGAGGGATGGTAACTTATTGATAACAAGATGTGGTCTCCCTTCTTGGACACGTTGCTTTTTAACTGCGTCGGGCCATTGTTCACCCATACGAGCAAATACCGTATCAGAATAATAATCGTCCCGATTATGGTCACTTCCTTCTTGCGAAGCTTCAAATTTTTTCAACGCATCTTTTACAAGATCATCACTCATAAATCACCAATTAATTTCAACCCAACCAACCAGCTGCTTGAGTAGGATAAAAATTGCTCTCCGGTTTGCTTTTAGGTGTTGTTAATTCTCGAAATAATTCAGAAAAACACCATATTAATGCTTCTGCACGATCAGGAGATTTATCTTTACTACCTTCCCAACCCCAACTCGTAAATTTGCAAAGTTGATCTTCAATTTCGAGGAAACTCCCAACATGATGAACTTTTCCAGTCGCATAGAGAGCACTGATAGGTTCAGCCCTAACATGCTTTCCTCTGGTTGCCCTAACTTCTATAATTCTAACATCACGGCGTACAGATTCAAGCGTATGACGGCACATATCACCACCTTGATTAATCTCTATAACTATCGCGTCTGCATCATATTTATCGTATAAATTAATCGCTCTCGTTGCCCAATCATGAGGTGAGCCGCTTCTACTGGCATCTTCTAAAACATAACCTTTTTTATCCGAACCTAACGCACAACAGACTATACCATGCTCATCACTTGTAATGGTATCACTAATTGCCGGATCAATACCAATTAAAGTACGTTCTCTACCTACATGCATCTCATCAATACGGCAGGCATGGATTATTTCACGTGACCAAATAGCACCAACTGCCTGTGGTTCATATTCTCCATCCCAAATATGATAATAACGATCGGGATCATATTCAAAATCATGCAATCTATCTTCTTCAAGCTCTTTTGGAAAATATTTATTATCGTTATAGTTAATTTTTGCAATTATTGCATTTTTAGGCGGTTTTAACCCACGAAAAAACTTATCAATCGGGTCACTTGCACTCCGGGGGTTCCATGTGAACCACATTTCAGAGCCAGGAGCACGAATGGTCGGTCGTAACATCTCTAAGCTCTTCATTGAAAGTGTTTGCGCTTCTTCGACCCATGCTACCTGTATATTCTCTAGGCTTTTTATTGATTCTGCGGTATGATCCTGCATACCTTGGAACAAAATAACCCCGTTTCCAGGCGTTTTTATACAGTCATTGAGGATTCTAAATAAATGCCCAAAACCCATCAGTTGAATTTTATCTTCCAACAATCTTTTTGCAGACTGTGTGAGATTCTTTTGAATTTCTCGTATACAAAGAGCACGAAAACCACGGTTTGCCACCGCATTGGCTATTAAAAATTCAGCCATAGCGTGTGATTTTGCCGAACCTCTCCCACCAAAAAGAGCTTTATACCTAGAGGGTCTCATAAATTGATCTAAAAGAGGTGAAGCAGAACCAACTACATATGAATCATTCATTCACAGGGCTACCCCACATCACAACACTACTATCATTTGTCCCAGAATTAATTTGTTTAAATTCTCCATTAAAACCATCAGATTCTACATGTTTGCTGATTATTAATAAAGCCTTGGCAGCACCTGCCGAATCAAATTTATAAACTCCGGTATTTTCACCCATTAAATTTTTAATTGGCGTATCTGCCATTGATTTATTGTACAATAATACTGCCTTATCAATTACCCATTGCACATTTATCTTTCTTCTTTCACGACTTTCTTTTGCTAATTCAGTCATATAAAAAACTGTGTTAAATTGTCTTAACAAATTATAGCTTTGTTCATTTGCGTCTACAAGCGGATATCCAGCTTTCAATGCAGCTTTTTTTGCATTGAAAGAAATATTATATTCTTCACAAAAAGCAATTTCAATTTGAGTCGGCAATGCAAAACCTCGTCTAATCATTTCTTGTTGGATAGAATTATATTCCATAATATTAATACCTAAAATTCTAAGTTAAGAAGGCAGCATTAAACGAAGGAGAATGAACATTATACTGGCAAAAGAGATACCTATAGCAATAACCCACTTGATAAGTTCAATTTTTAGTTTCAAAATATCCATTTTAGTGGCGACATTTGTTGATTCAAAAACTTCGCACAATGCTTTAGTTTGAGCCCTAGCTTGTTCTGGTTGAATTCCAGACGCTATTAATGTCTCAAAATATTCAAGGCTGTTAAATGTTAACATTTAATCACTATTAAGAATATGGAGGAACATAACATCTCTCAATTTCAACAGGTCTCATCTTTTTGTACTTTTCAATATTATGAATAGCCCAATATTTTCTTTTATTTATTTGACACTCCAACCCTAATTTAAATTGTTTCATTGTTTTATTAATTATCATTACAGAAGGTATTTTAGCTGAACCATGCCTAGAATTAACACTAATTTTCAGATGATTTTGAATATCAATACCTCTTACAATATCTTTGGCGAATATTCCTTTTTTAGAGTCAATCAATGATTCAATTATTTCATCTATTGAATCATCAGTAATTGATGCATTAAAAGATAATCTATGGGAATCCAAAAGTTCTTCTAATCCAGAGTCAGGCCACCATTGCTCACCATTAATATAAGCATTCCAAGCTTCAGACCATGCAGAGTTTACAATTTGTTCATCTGGCATTTTTATATTCTTGATATCAAGGGGCCAATATCGCCTGTTTCCCGTATAGTCCTTTAAAAAATTCCGTTCATTAGTTGATCCTACAAATATAGTTCTCCGATGGAACCGCTCGGTTACTCTTCCAAATGGCGGACGTAATACGTCTTCTGACTCAGAAAGAAATGCTTTAATTCTAGCATTGTCGCTCTTGCAAAAACTACTATCGACTTCTCCAATTTCATTTATCCAATACATCATACATTTTAAAACTGAATCTTTGTCTGAAGGGTCTAAAAACTGACCATCTTTAAAATAAATTTGCAATTGTTCTGGTAACATGTTTTTAAAAAACTTAGTCTTTTCAATACCTTGTTTCCCTACCAGGATCATCATGTATTCAAATTTTGCTTTGGCTTCTTCATTAGTCGTGCATGATGCATGGTCAGCAGCAGCACACGCACCAATCATGAACATTCTGAAAATTTTATTTCTAATATTTTTACTATCAGGTTCTACACAAAGTGAATTAGCTAATGATTGTATGCAACTACCACTAGAAGAAGGTAGATTTTTTAAATATTCAACAACTGGGTTTATGGCTTTTTCGTAACCAATAGCAATGGTTTGATTAACAACATTTACTGCTGGCAATCTGTTTAATATTGCAAGATTGATAATTGTTTCGACGTTGACAGTATGCAATCCATCCATAATGTCGAGTCCAGGAATATTAATAACCTGATTTTTTGTTATTTGATTGTAGTTAGACGTTATTTTGTACTTGCGAAACATATATTTAAGATTACTTATTACACCGAGCAATGCTGAATTTTGATTACCGGGTTTTCTTCGGTGTGGGAAATTTGCAGGATGAATTGCAATCGATATGTCAGTTTTCGATTTTACACGAGGTAGTGGTGGTGGTGGTGGATCGTGTAATTCTATTTGCATGCAAAATATCCACTTCAAATTATATATAAAATTATGTTCAAGGCTAACATTATTCGGTTTACAGTGTCAATTTATAATTTCATAGTGTTCAATCTTCGGAATTTCGGTAATCGAATTAATGCATTAACATGTTTGACTACTGCATTAATCGAATTAATGGTTAATTAATAATGATTATGCTGTCTACTTTTAGTTGTATTTCTGCGGTTTTAATATGAAAAATAGAATTTCAATTGGGTGTGCCTCAGCTATGCCTCACATAAAATTTTCAATGTGAGGCAGCATAATGCTTTTAAATTTATGCATTTACATTCCTATGCCTCACATGCCTCACATAAAATGGGTAATTCTCTATATATGTAAATTTCACCATTTTGTTCATTATTATATTAACATTATATTTTTGTTATTTATATGCTTTTTTCTTCTCACACATAGTTATCATTTTATGTGAGGCATGTGAGGCATAGGAATGTAAATGCATAAATTTAAAAGCATTATGCTGCCTCACATAAAATTTTCAATGTGAGGCATAGCTGAGGCATATGAGGCATGTGAGAAGTTCAGAAAGTTCAGAAAGTTCAGAAAGTTCAGAAAGTTCAGAAAGTTCATTGACAAACAAGTGCTGATTTTTTATAGTGATGATCATCAACAAAAATAAGGATATCAAACGATATGAAAAAAATAAAAAAGGCTTTTACTAGCAGAGTTGATATTGAAATTGCTGAAGAATTTAATAATATAGCTAAAAAACTAGGAAAAAAACCGACTCAATTAATTCGTGAATTTATTATAGGCATTGTGGAAAATAGAGTTAAAATAACCCATCATGAAAGCACAAATTTAGAAGTTCATAATAATATATACACTTAGCAGCATGAAGGAACCAACATGAAAGGAATTGCAGAGATAAAATCAACAGGTTTAGGGTGTTTTCCGTGCTATCAACGTAAAAATCCAATGATAGATAAATGGAAAGAAAATGCATTTTTACCCGAGGATAAGTTACCAAAGTCAAACATTTGGGGTTTGTTAGTACCCCCTCGAATTTTGATAATTGATTTAGATCTGTATAAAACCAATGTAAAACTGAACAGGAAGATTACACGTGAAGATGCTGATAAAGCTTTAAATTGCAAGCTACCGTGGGACCAGTCGTTAATCCAAAACACACAGAGTGGTGGCGAACACCATGCATTTCTTGTTGATTCTGTTGATTATCCAGAAAATATGAAACAGCAAAATGGTACGTTGCTTGAAGGTTTGGATACCAAAGTAGCTGGGAAGGGATATATTTGTTTTGGGGAAAATTATACTGAGATGGGATCAGGGATTATAGGATTGAGTAACCCTGATGGGTTTCCACGGCTCCCAGATGCTGCGTATGACGTTCTGAAGCGTGATAAGCATCAACATGACCTACCACCACCTGTTCCAACCATGAAAGCCGAGCGTGACAACCATGAACATCCACCTTCAATCAGAAATACCGATTTAGACAATAGTTGGATCAAGGAAGCGTTAGCCAAGATTCCTCCCAATTGCAGTTGGGAGGATTGGCGTAACGTTGGCTTTGCTTTAAAAAATGGATTTGGTAATGATCCTGAAGGATTTGAACTTTGGGATCAGTGGAGCAGAGGTGATTTTCACGGTAATGATATCCCAGAAAAATATATAGAGCAAGATATGTTTAAAATATGGGATAAATTTAAGCAGTATGTTCCAGGTGGAATAACGATATACAGTATTTTTCGCACTGCTAAGATGAATAGATTTAGACCCATGAAAATGGATGCAATATGTGAAGTACTTGGCAAGTGCGAACAAGTAGATCAATCTAAACATCCAGGAAATGTTATTATTCATGTTGATAAGATTCCACCGTGGCAAATTGCAGACCGTCCGACCGAAGGAAAGAAAAAAACTAGGTTTTCCGATGAAGAGTGTGTTTTTGAGATCTTTAAAGGTCCATATGGCGATAGATTTAAGGATTTTAATGGTACTCCTCGCTGGTGGTCAGGAAGAGAATGGGAATACATAGGTAAAAAAGACCTGAATAATTTTTTATTTGACTCTCTACCTAAAAGATATCGAGATATGAACCGTGTTAATCAAATACGGGAGGCTTTTTTATGTCGAATGCCTGATACTGGTATTTTGAAACCATCTAAAAAGGTATTTTTTCTTGATGGGGTATTAGATTTATATTCTGGTGAATTTGTCCAGCACAAAAAGAACAATCATAATATCGGTACACTGCCAATAAACTACAAAGATAAAACAGGGATTATTGAGTGGCTTAAGTTTTTACATAGTACACTTGAGGAAGATGAGATTAGAAAGCTGCAAGAGATTATGGGTTTTTATCTAGTACATCATAATCTTGGTATAGAAAAATTTATTGCTTTCACCGGAGCCACTAGGGCAGGTAAGGGTATAATTTTAAGAATTTTGACAGCTATTTTAGGTAGTGGATTTTGTGAATCGTTTAACTTTGACATGGTAGGGACACCTCAGGGACATGATGCGTTATGGCAATATCAGGTTTTAATAGATCCTGAAGCCAAGGCTCCGAAGAGGGAGGAGAAAGTATCTACTTTGCAGACGATACAGAAGGTGACATCGAACGAACGAATAAGTTCCAAAAGGTTGTATGAGAATCAATATAAAAACGGCATAGTAAATTGTAAGTTAATTATAGCGTGTAATAATTTACCGATATTTTCAGATGACAGTGGAGCATCGGCAAGTCGTATAGAGATTTTGAAATTTAGCAAGAGCTTTTTAGGTAAAGAGGATTTTAATCTTTATGAACGGTTAGAGAAAGAATTGCCTGGTATTGCTCACTGGGCTATTGAAGGCTTGCAAAGATTGATAGCTAACAACGGAGCATTTACAAAGAGTAAATCTAGCATAAAAGAGATGAAAGATTTAGAAAATTTATCGAAACCGTTGAATCCATTTATTGAAAATTATTTAATTTTTGATCATGCCTACAGTGTCTCAATTAAGGATTTATATGCTGCTTACAAGCAATATTGTGGAGATAATAAAATGCGGATTTGGAGTGAAATTATGTTTAGAAAGAAATTGGAAGCTACTTTATTAAGTAAAAATTTAGACTGGTGTCAATACAGAGAAAATGGAGTTAAAATTAGAGGAGTAAAAGGCGTGAAGATTATTGATTCAGTATTTATACCTGGAGTATCTCCATCATCTGCACCATTACCACCAACTCCTATGGTTGATCAGTCTTAACCTGTTGAATTAGTTCCGATGCGGCAATTCCCGCATCGGCTCATGAAGCACCACCAATGAAAGGATGAATTGAAATGGATGAACCATATAGTTTATTTATATGATTCTGAACAGATAGAAACTTTAGATGAAGCACATATTGAATGGAATATGCAAGGAGAACATTTAAATGTCGCAAGGAGTTATTTTTGATACACATGAGAATGTCAAACAATTAAAGGCTGTGGGGTTTACAGAAGTACAGACTCGTACTATCGTTAATCTGGTTGATGATCAATTATCTACCAAGCGTGATTTAAAAGAGCTTGAGGTAAATTTAAAACATGACATGAAAGAGCTTGAGGTAAATTTAAAACATGATTTAGAAAAACATCAATTATCTACCAAGCGTGATTTAAAAGAGCTTGAGGTAAATTTAACTCTGCGGATGGGTGGAATGTTGGTAGCTTCCATAGGTATTATTACTGTGTTAAATAAGATGTTTTGAGGATGAATTAATATGGGCAAGGAAGAAAGATTGCATAAAAGATACATGAAATTTGGTCATAAATTCCTTAAGAAAGGCAACATTGATTATGCTATTAAATATTTTATTAAAGGGATGGAAAGGTTCCCTCGTGATGGTGGATTTTTTATAGGAGCGAGTTTTTGTTTTATGCTTAGAGGAGAAACAGATTTTGCTATTGCAAATTTAAAAAAGGCTATAGCTATAAATCCATTTGATCCAGTAGGCTATTTAGCTATTATTGAGTGTTTTATTGGGATGAAAGAATATTATGAGGCTTTTGTTTATTATCACCACATAGATAGTAGTTTACTTAATACTTTAGAATTAAAAGCTGATTATGATCATTTCACTGAATTTTTTGAAGGAGCAGGATTTAAATTTGGGGAGAAGGTCTCGGACGATCAGAAAATGAGAATGATGTATGATGAATTAATTAGATTTGGGTTGGAGAGTGGGAAGCTATCAGAAGGTTATATTGAAAAACTTGAACAAAAACTAGGGAATGTTACTGATCATCTTATGAACACAAAAGATGATATTTCTTCTGTTAAATTGAACATACTATATGAGAAGTAGAATCAATAGAAAGACAATATTAACAGTCAAAGTGAAAGTGACCCTGTAGCTATACCTGGGGTATCGTCTGCACCATTACCACCAACACCAATGAAAGGATGACTGAAATGACTGAAGAAGAAGATTTTTTCAATGTGGATAATATCCCAACGCAGGTAATTGCAGACCATCCGATTGTAGACAATAAGCATCCAAAATTAGTTGACGGTCAATGTGCAAAAGCTATATTAAAAGGTCCATATGGTGATAGATTTAAACTTTTTAGTGGGAGACCTCATTGGTGGACAGGGAAAGAGTGGGAATATATGAATGAAAGAAACTTGTTTAATTTTATAACTGACTCTTTACCTAAAAGGTACAGAAATATGAGTCGTATCAAACAAGTGCAAAAAATGTTTTTATATCGAATGCCTATTTCGTCCAGGATATAGAGTCAGTTCAATTCGTTCAGGGTGTTGAATTAATTCCGAGGTTGGAATTCCAACCTCGCTTGTAAGTGACTAGTAACTCAGGATGGCTACCCTTAACTTGTTGAATTAGTTCCGAGGGGAGGTTTCCCCCATCGGCTACAAGTGGCTTGGAACTCTGGACAACCACCCTAAACCTGTTGAAATAGTTCCGAAACGGGAATTCCCGCATCGGGTTTTTTGTTTGGAGTAAATATGACCATAAATGCTTATTTTAGAAATTTGGAGACTAAACTATGGAAGATCAAACTATGTCTGTTTCATTAAAATGTTTTTCTTGTGGTTGTGAACTTCAAGGAGATACAGAAAAAAAATATAAATCAGGAGATTTAATTAAATGTCAGGAGTGTGGAAAATTAAATGAAAAAATAGAAGAAATAAGAAAACCCCTTTTTAGAAAAAGCCGTAAAATGTAGAATAAGTAAGATCCACCTTTTGGTTTTTTGTTTGGAGTAGATATGGAAAAACTTAAAAAACGTTTCAATTATGAATTACTAAAACAGTGTAAAGAAGCCGAATTGAAACTAGGTTATAAGGCAGAAAAAATTAGAACAATGTTTTATGAACATGGTGGTGTAGAAACATGTCGAAGGCTTATAAAATATAACAATGCTAGGTCAGATTTTATATCTTTATGGGATCTTCCTGGAAGAAGATTAGATCTTACAATGGAAGCTTTAATTTTTGACAATCAAAAATTTCATAAACTTTTTCCTGTAGACGGTTTATCCTGGGTTAATTGTTTTACAATTGAATATGCGAGTGACATTTTGAAAAAGTACGGATATCCAGATTATGAAAACTGCAAAAGGAGAATTTTAACGTGATGAAAGTGGTTGATATCAACATCCAGATTTTAAAGGAGATTTGCTATGGATTCTACAGAATTCCAAAGATGGTTGGCAAGAATAGACGAATTGACACCATCCCAGTGCCAACGAGCTATTGACACGTTGTATCCGGCAGATGAGGGAGATACACCATCCTGAGTTTTTGAAAGAAGGCAATGTGACCTTTAAGAGAACTCATTATTTTTCGTCAGGAGGAAGTCGAATTCCCGTTTACTCTACTAAGAACAGCCTGTTTGGATTCTGACCAGATTTAAACGCCATTATTGCCTTCCCCTCTCATCTTTTTAAGTTTTAGGTGAATATATAGTAAAACTTAAAAAGATAAAAATCAAGAGAAATTATCAGTATCCCTATCTAATTGAAAACGTTAACAAATCTACATACACTCTAACTATTACACAATAGTTAGAATGTCTGTAGATTTAGTGCAACATGGGGTATTTATTTAAACACGATGTAGGCATAGCAGCATGACTCACTATGCCTACATCAACACGCTATGCTAGAAATTTACACGAATTTTTGCATTGGCGGAATGGGAAAGAAAATCAGGTCGAATACCCGCATCATAGCCCACACTGAGGGCATATGTACCGTCTACCGTCATTACTGGCATAGTCAATACCTACACCGATAATGCCACCCATGGCAGATGGTTTAACACCAGTTGACATAGGGATAATGCTACCATTACTCACCCAAGATGAATTTACCACAGCTTGTTCTCTAGTCATATCCAAATCTGCAATCAAACGCAACTTAGGAATAACCACACCGTTCTCTGTTGACATCTTGGTCGCTATGGTTGTACCAGCTTGAATATTAAACATATCCATACTGTTAACATCAACTTTTAAAGCACCTATGCCAGTTTCAGAATATTCTTCCGGTGACACATGTGAATAAGACATGCTGATTTTTGGTGTGATTGCCATAGAACCCGTATCCATTGGTACACTGAAACCAACACCGGCTGAATAAATGTCAGTGCCGAATGAACCTATCACCTGACCACCTAGTCCAGTACGTTTTGTATCACTCGTTGAATGACCATATGCAACAGA